GGCAATCGAGGGGTTACTCACGGGGGGGGCTGGTTCAGTATTACCCAGCCCCCTAGTGAGATGAGATGATTCATCTTGGTCGAACTTGAGGAGTGAATGGAGCACTTCGGAGGAAAGAGGTGCAGTAACTTCAACAGGAGTGAATCTGCGGTTTAATGCGTCCCTTGTCTCTTGATCAAGGAAAAGATGTTCGATGGAGTACTGGGAAGTGACGATAATGACATCAGGACGGTACATTCTTGAACCACCCTTGTATTCACCACGGAAAGGGTAATGGTCAGCCCATCGTTTGAGATAGTCCACTAAGGAAGGATGTGATTGCACACTGGCAGGGGAGAGGTCTTCAATGAGGACAATTGGTTCATGTTGGTAACCATCCCACCATTTGGTCAAGTCTTTCTCATAATGGATTGGGAAAGCATTCCTTGCTGAAGATGATTTGCCAGTGCCTGAAGGTCCATAGAGCCAGAGGTTGTTTAAGTGTGTACGTTGTGCAGGGCTGATGTGTTTGTTGTGAATGTATTCATAAGTTTTAATTTGTTCAGGTGGTAACTGTTCGAACTTTCCTTGTTTAGCTAAAGCCCAACGTTCTTCGATGGCTTTCTTTCCTAATTCTCCCTTGGCTGGTTGGTCCATTGGGAGAGTACCATATTCAAAGAAGTTGCCTTCTTTTTTGCAATAAGTAGCAGCTTGTTCAAAGGTGCCACGTTTAGGTTCAACATGGAACCGATTGCTGCCTAAGGCGGTGATGGTGGCTTGTCTTGTTTTCTGGGTTCCCCAGACAACGAAGCCTTGCAAATGGGGAGTGCCAGATTCACCGACCTCTTGGCCAACAACAAGGTATTTAGAGAGGTTGACAACTTCGTGTTGGAGAAAACCAAGTTGAGCCATTGTCCAGTTGTTTAGAGTAAAGCACCAGTTGCGGTCACGTGGCCCTTGGTTTTGTTTACGTTTGTCAGCAGTCCGTTGACGCTCGGTGTGAGCGTGTCGGGCATAGCTGGACCCAAAGGGGTGTTCTTCGCAGGCGTAGTCGTCGATGTCTGACATGTTGGGAAGTGTTGATTTGTGAAGGAATTTTATGTTTTCAATATGATTCACTACCGTAGGCCGCAGCCGAAGGCGAGGAGTGCCTACAGCTTTCCCCCTATCAAGGGGGCGTGAGCCCCACGCGAAGCGTAGTTCTGCCGTTTCAAAGCGGGTAAACGTAATTTACATGCAGTTTAACAACGCAAAACGTATTTCTTCCGTTTCAAAACGGGGAGACTATATTTACATGTAGAGGAGAATCAAAAATCAATTAATGAAAATTATCATTAACTTTTTTAAAAACAATTTTTGCAGTCATGGCGTACAAAAAAGCAGCAATGAAAAAAAAGAGAATTTATCGCAAGAAAAAGGGAGTCGTGAGAAGGGCCGTGAGAAAGGCCCGGAAGTCAATGTTCGCGAAGCGGGTGAAAACAGTGGTAAATAGGATGGCAGAGACAAAAAGAGGATATTATGATACTGATTCAGAAGTGGCTTTTGCTGGTGGTATGCCGTTGTGCAATACGCAATCAAACGAACATTCTTTGTGTATTAAGGAATTGAATCCAGGAGACGGAACAACAACGCATTCTACGTTAGTTATTGGTCAAGGTGATGGTCAAGCGCAAAGAACAGGGAACGTTATTACTACATGTGGTGGAATGTTACGTGGTGTGGTACGGATCAATACTGCTTGGAATACGACCACCAATTACAATCCTTGTCCGGTGCATGTGTGTTTGTGGATTGTTTCTATGAAGAAACACTTTACTGATCAATTGAGTACATTGAATACTATTATTTCTAACTCATTCTTCGAGTATGGAAATTTAAGTCAGGGATTTGATGGAAGTATGAATGACTTAGTTAAGGTGCCAAATAGTGCAACTGTTACGGTGTATAAGAAGAGGGTGTTCAAATTAGGCGCTGCTTCGTACTACTCAGGAACGGGTAGTTCTGCTCCTAACAATAATCAGCAACGATATGAAAACAATGATGCTGTTATGAGTCAAATGTTTAGGATTAATTTGAGTAAGATATTGCCTAAGAATTATCGCTTCAATGATGGTTCTGATGTTATGACGAATCAGAGACGCAGATGGTTGTTCTTTACAGTGCACAGAGTGGACAATACGATTCCAATCACTGATGGTTCTAGTACAAATGGTCCTAGACCGGCATTTGTGCATTATGCGTTTGATTATAGGTTTAAGGATATTTAGAAATCTACAGGTTCATTAAAGTCAATGTTTGGAGGAAATTCGGCAATCGAGGGGTTACTCACGGGGGGGGCTGGTTCAGTATTACCCAGCCCCCTAGTGAGATGAGATGATTCATCTTGGTCGAACTTGAGGAGTGAATGGAGCACTTCGGAGGAAAGAGGT